GTAAGTTGATCTAATGGTAGAAAATAATGTCAAATAAGGTAGTTAAACAAGACGGCAAATATTATGAAATTGCCGAAGGTACAGGCGTATTTATTGAAATTGATAAAGACGAATATGATAAGCTTCGAAAAGAAGGAGCAATAATCTCACCTCAAAAATTAGCTAGTGGTGGTGAAGTTTTAAAACCAATTTCAAAAGTAGCTGGAAGACTAGCAAAACGTGGTTATGGAAAAGCAAAAAAATAATGGCTAAACTCACTCCCGCAGAAAAGTATAAGCAATTAAAAAAGCATACGGAAGATGCGGGAATGAAAGTCACTGAAAAAGATGGTAAGATCGTAGTTACTAGAAAGAAGAAAAAATAATGCCACCAACAGGAATTAATAGACCAGGTTATAGTAGTCCTAAGTCTCCCACAGGGATTAATCGACCTGGATACTCTTCTCCCAAACCTCCCACCGGGGTCAACCGACCAGGGCGTGATGATAATGATCGTGGTCCGAACATTGTCATGAAGTCAAAGCCTTCGGTTCCCACATTCAAACAAGCTCCAAGTCAAAGTAATTTTGCACCGACTACTTCTTCTTTTGCACGAAAACAATATTATGATCGACTCGGTGGTGGACCCGCTCCGTTAGAAGATATTTTAAATATTACAAGCCAATATAATCGTGCCGCTGATATTCCAGGCTATCAAGCCAAGATGAGAGACTATGAAGCTTTTCAAAAGGCTCAAGCAAATGATGGTATTGCTCGTTTCAGTCAAGGACCTTTAAAAGGACAACAAATTTTAAGTATGAATGTACCTCAGCTCACAGCCATGGCACCAACTTTTAAACAATTCATGGGTGATGTTGGCGGTGCTTTTTCCAGTATGGCTCAAGGCTTAGCGGAAAAAGGTACACCGATGATGAACTTAGCGAAAAGTTTATTTGGTGGAGTCCAAAATTTTTTCGGTAATCAAATGGCAAGTCAAAATCAGTTTAATCAACAATTACTGAGTTTAACACCTTCACAGCGAATGGTTTATGATCGTTTAATTACACAGCCTGGCATGACTCGAGAGAATGCCTACGCTCAAGCGGTGGGACAAGGATTTGCAATGGGAGGCATTGCAAGGTTGAATTAGATATGAATTTAATTCAATATCTCGCTCAGTTCGCACCTCTTCCTACTCAACACTTTGAGAACACCTATCGGCTTGCTCAAAACGCACCTAATGCCGATACATACCTACGAGCTTCTACTTATGATTTAATGAATACGATGCCTGGGGGACAAATTTTGGCCCGACTTCCCGGTATGGGAGCCCTCGGGACTATGGTTGGAGGTATTCATGACCTTTTACAAGGGCAATATCGAACTGCGATTCCTGATGCATTAGCACGATACCGAGGCTTTATGGATTTCAAACAGCCTTATTTGAACACTCAGACACAGCAAGATTATCAACGATTAATGAATCAAGGCACGCCGACCACGGACCAAGGGTCAGGGGGAAATAAAGGCGGTGGTGGTGGAGGAATTAGTAATTTTAGTCAAAGACCCGCTCCGCAAAAAGTACAAATTAATGCACCTGCTTTTAAAGGCATGGGATACACGAGAGGACGTTAATTAGTAGGATCGAATATGTCTACTATTTCTTCTATCATTCCCTTAGGGATCACGGTCGACCGACCAAACTCTTTGGTGCTTGGAATAAAGTCCGCTACAATGGTAATTGATTTTTCTGTTTCTTTAAGGACTAACCCATAACTATGGACCAGGGCCACATCTTCAAGCTTATCAATATCTTCGGGATCATACCAGCCGGACGGATGCTCAACAGTGTCGAGCCACGAAACACGGACAAATCTCATATGTCAAACTATATATATTATTCTACAGAAATTAAATCTAAACTTGCAAAAAATGAACGAAATCGGTTTACATATTTACAATATTGTAAAAATATATATATATGGCGGATTCTAGCCGTAAATAAGTTGTCATACGGTTGTAAATATGTTGCCTCCCATTTACACAGGTTGTTGAAAAATAAGGGTTTTTTGGAGGTTCAATCTTAAATTTGAAGAAAAAACATGTCTGAAAAAGTAGAAAAAATGCTCGAATTAACCCCAAAACAGCAGAAATTTGTCGATATTTTCATCGAAAAAGGGCATTTGCAGACAGCAAAACAGTGTGCTTTGGACGCTGGATACTCAGAATCCACAGCTACAGTGACTGCCAGTGCATTACAAAACCCTAAGTATTATCCTCATGTGGTTGAGGAATTAGAACGCAGGAGAGCTGAGTTGGCTAGGAGATACTCCATTTCCTATAAATCTCATATACAAAAACTAGCAGAATTAAGAGATTCTGCCGAGAAAGCTGGTAATTTTACTGGTGCGATTGCTGCTGAAAAGTATCGAGGTATGGCGGCTGGACTCTATGTTGATAGGAAAGAAGTCATGCATGGCACGATTGATTCTATGTCAGTTGGAGAGGTTGAGGAGAAGTTAAATGAACTTAGAAAAAAATTATCCATTCCTGGCGAATATGAAATTATTGACGAAGACACACTTGAAGGGGCATCTGTCGGAGAGCCTGGCGATGACCTACTTATTGAAGAAGGGGAATCTAGTCTTCAAGACGATTCATGACACAGGTTGTGTCGATATTGTGGCTATTGATAAGCGTGGAAAGATACATTTGTATGATGTCAAAACATCATTGAAGTATGCAAAAGGGAAGAAAAAAGGACAGAATATTAACCGAGTATTGACTCCATTACAGAAGAAACTAAAGGTGGAGTTATTGATGGTTGATTTAGAAGAAGAAAGGTGCTGGGTAATTAAACATGGCGGAAGAGAAGAATCTCTGGATACAGTTAAAAAATAACACAAAATCAATAATTTGGACAAGAATTGAAAGCTCAACAGGGTTGGGTATTCCTGATCTATTTGGTTATTATAAACGAGGCTTTTGGGTCGAGTTGAAAGTAATAGTCAATAACAAAATTAACTTCTCAGCACATCAAATTGCGTGGATTCATCGACATTATTCTGCTGGCTGTCCTGTGTTCGTACTTGCCAGAGACCCTCTTCCGAAGACCCTTAAATTATTCTCAGGCTCCATTGTCCGTGATCCCTCGTCCATTAGCGAAAAACCTCCATTATGTTCCATTGGCCCCGGATCCAAGTCCCAGGGCTGGGAGCAGCTCCTGCTGATGCTGGGTGCCTGGACTCCTGATGGCAGGTCATCAACCAAGCTCCATTAGTCCATTGCCCATTGCCCTCGAACCTTCTTCCATTATCCATTACCTAAGTCTCCCGGAACGGCGTCCCAGGCAGGAGATGGTAGTTGCAGACCCGGGATCTCCTGACAGTTGACAGCGAACTCTGATTCTGCTACTGCTTAGTTCTTCCTTCTTTGTTTAGTTAGCCAAACTAACAATCGGCGACTCGAAGTCCTCGGGTCGCCACCCACTTACCTTCCAAGCAAGTTCCATTGTCCATTAGCCTTCAACCCTTTCCCTTATGGGTATAGGTATAGTTCAGGATCCCAGCTCCAGGAGCTGGATGGTAAAGCAGGTGAAAAATTTTTTGTTTTGCTCTTGACATCCTAACAACTTAGGACTATATATACTAATAGACGGATAAGCCGAACCAAGGTGCCGTTTAGATTCAGGTAGTTGCCGTAATGACTCGAGACCCTGAATCGCAAACAAAGGAGGCTAAAGATGAAAACGTTTAAAGTGACAATCTGTGAGTCTATTGGTAAGGATATCAAAGTACAAGCAGAGAACAGAGACGAAGCCATTGAAGCCGTCAGGCAATGCTATGATGAAGATCAAGTATTAGATGAGCGTTTTGTCGATTCAACATTTGTAGACTGCGAGGAGGTCAAAGATGAAATATAAATATGATCACATTATACAAACACTCTTACAGAAGCACGGTTGGGTTCGTGTTCCCTGGTTCGTGAGTCTTAGAGAAGTTCAAGAAAGATTTTACAATGCGAAGAAGATTGCAAGGGGGATTCCAAATGGCTATCGACTTTGAACAAGACTCCATTCTCGAATGGCTCTTAGACACTCAGGAGAAAAGTAC